CGCCAGCGAAGCCAAGACCGGATGTGGCGCCGCCGAACGCGATTCCGCCGGTTCCAGGCTGACCTGCGCCGCCGCCCGAGCCACCCGCGCGGCCGTTGTAGGTGGCCGGAGATCCGTACGACCCGCCGTAGCCACCGCCGATGGCCAGGAGACCGCCGAACGATGAGTTGCCGCCGTTGGTGATGATGGCCCCACCGGCGCCCACCTGGGCCAGATGGGCTGCTACCGTGAGGTAGGTGTAATCGTGCGCCGACAGACCGTTGCCGCCGCCCAGATGGTCACCAGCCCCGCCGCCTCCACTGGACCCGGACGTCGGCTTGCTGGTATTTCCGGCGCCACCACCACCACCGACAACCAGGCGCTGGACATAACCACCCAGCGAGCCGAGACTCGACACCACCAGGTTGTCGGTGGCGTTGAAGACATGCACGCGCCAGCCCACGCCGTTGGAGTCAACGATGTCGGAGACGATGCCGCCAGTGGCCTGCATCGGCGAGAAGTTACCAAACATGAGGCAGTGAACGCCGGCCATCAAGCAACCCCTTGGCCGGAGATCACAAACTCGTTCGGCGCGACACACAAGATCGTTGCCAGTCCGCGCTGCTGTAGCAGCCGGTCCGCATTTGATCCGTTCACCCACCACAGAGTCACACCACCGCTGCGCGTGATCGGTCGGTCGTCCGATGCGTTGTTGTAAATGCAGACCACATCCCCGGCAGCGAAAACGTCTGCCGGGATGGTGATGCTTCCTGCGCTGACGCTGATGTGCTTTCCGCCATCGGTGTACAGCAGCGTGTAGCTTCCAGACTTGGAATTTTGCGGGATGTTGGCCCAACCCTGGCCCACCGCCTGTTGCAGGTCCTCAGCCGTCAACCGCAAGCCAACCACCGTGCCGACCTGCCATTCTCTGGCTGTGGTTCCCTCCTGTCCGCGCATCACGTTCGATATCACGCTGGACCCGCTGGCGCGAGTGCGGACGTAGATGATTTCGACAAACACCTCTGGCGGAGGGTCGAACGGGTCAGACAAATTGGTCAACGTGAGTTTGAACCAATCTCCGGCCGCAGGAAGCGGCGATGCGCCGACATCTGCCATTGGGAAAAGATCCCCAGACCCCGATGCCAGCGTCATGCTCGTGGCGACGTCGGAGGCTGCCACAGACAGCGTTGTCCGAGCCTGGTTCGTGAACTTCTGAGCCATCAAAACCCCTCAATGAATGTTGTTCGGATGCATGTAAGAACGGGGTTCATGTCGAGCCCTATGTCCTGGGAGCCACGGTGGCGCTGGATGTGAGCTGCACGCCCAATATCTGTTCGGCGCGCGCAAGATAGGCCATGGACAGCGCAGCGTTGCCGGCGCCCTCCAGGTCTTTGGCGTAGGCGTAGTGCATGACCAGCATTTCCAGCGCGGTCGCGTACTGGTCGGGGATGCCGATGTCGCCGTAAGCGGTGGTCCAAGCCGTGCCGTCGCCATTGGGCACCCCGGCATCGATCGGGTAGGCGCTGTACTCGGCGCGCACGGCAGCGCCCACAGCAGCCGGCGGGTAGACGTAGAACACGCGCGGCGTGCGCAAGTCGTGCATGAAGTGGACAATTTCGGTCTGGCCGGTCTTGCTGCGCCAGGCCGGGTCCAACGCATCTATCAGCACCATGTCGGTCTTGGTGATGCGCTTCTTGGTGCCGGCGGCGTTGGACTGGATATCGATCAGAGCCGCGGCATTGGCTGGGATGGTCTGCATGTCGCCCGCTTCCAGCGCCAGCGTTCCGATGGTCGCGGTGATGTCGGGCCGGGCCGTCACGATGTCGCGCTGCCCCTGGTTCAGGTAGTCCACCAAGTCACTGGCCGGCGAGCGCACGCCGTCGATGTCGTTCAGCGCGATCTGTGCGCGCTTGACGATGGATTGCACGGTGATCGTCATGTCAGCACCACTGCACGCGCGAGCGCGGCATCACGTTGGTATTGGAGCGAACCACCAGGCCCTGCACGCGGCCGATCTCGCGCTCAAAAGCGGCCATCGCAATGGCGCCGCGGGCGTCGTCGGAAAAGTCGTATCCCGCCAGCGAGCGGATGCGGTACAGCGCCCCGTTCAGGATCGCGTCGGCGTACTGGGCGTGCAAGTGGTCCGGGATTCCGGTCGAGGACTCGCTCGGCAACAGAGATGCCTGGATCTGCAGATGCTGGCCAGCCGGCAGCGCATTGGCCAGAACCAGCGTGCACCTGTCTTCCGACGACAGCCCGGCTGGCAGACCATTCGAGCTTTGGCGCGGGTCAGCGATCAGAGAAAACGCGCCTTGTATGGCGTAGGGTGCGCCGTCCAGTGTGGCGCTCTCGATTCGCACAACCTGGGCGCCAGTGGGCAGATCAAGGTCGTATTCCTTGGCTGCCTCATAGGTCACCATCGGGTCGAGCCACTGACGCCAGGCTCGCGTGCGATCAAAGAACTCGGCCGCTGCATTTCGCAGTTCGGCATTGGCCAGAGGCACCGGGCATCCAATGACCCGAGGCATCAGCCTTGTGTGAAAGGCAGACCACAGCGCCATGGGGTGCCTCGCTTACTTGGCGGTGGTTTTCTTGGCGCGGGCCTTCTTGGCTGGAGCGCCAGGGGCAACGGCCGGCGGGGTGTTCGCTTCCACCAACATGGCGTTGGGGTCAATCACCTCGTCATCGTCCTCGTCGTCCAGGTCGTCGCCATCCTCTTCGGCCTTCTTGGCCGCAGCCTGCCGCAGCAGGGCCTCGGCCTCGCTGTAGGCCTCTTCATCGGCGGGCCAGAAGTTCTCGGTCTGCAGAGCATGCGCCAGCGTCTCGGCGTCTTCGACATCGCACACCACGTCACCGCTCTCGTCGGGTTTGAACACGTAGTCTTTGCCATCGAGTCCGGCCAACGTCACGGTGCCATCCTTGCGCAGGGCGATAGAGGTTTGCAGTTTCATGATTCAGCACTCCAAAAAAGAAAAGAGGGGGGCAGGTCACCCGGCCACCCTCTTGAACAGCGGCATGGAGCCGTCTGAGGAGACAACCGCGAATCAGGCCGCGCGGTAATGCAGCGTCAGGCCCACCACACCGGCCGCCTTGGTGGCAGATGCGGCGGTGAACTTCACGCCAATGCGGCGGTCGGTGGCAGCAGCAGCCAGGCGAAGCATGGCCGGCGTGACAAGGTGCACCGCAGTGCCGTCGCGACTGGCGGTGACGCCAGCGGCCAGCACGGTGTCCAGATCCGCATCGGTGGCGTCCATCAGGCCGACAGAGGCAGTGATGGTCGGGGTGCCGTGCGTATCCAGGTCGTCGCTGTCATAGGTGATGCCGACCAGCACGCAGCCGGCAGGCAACACGGCAACCGCGCCGGCATCGTCCGCGTCGAGGTCCGCAGCAACCAGGCTCACCTGGTCGCGCGAGGCAACGGTTTCAATGCCCGCGGGCGTGATGACGGGCTTGCGGCCAGTCAGGGTGTCGTTCGAGTTCGTGAAAGCCATGGTATTGGGCTCCTTGTGTTCTGGGTTCGATCAGCGTGCGGCGCAGGCCGTGTCCATCGAGAACAGCCCGAAGTCCTGGAAAGAACCGGTCCGGGTCTCGAAACGCACCTTCTTGGTCCCGAATATCGACGACGTGGTGATCACCACCTTGTCGCCGTTGTCGCGGGTTTCCTCGTGCCAGTCGTAGCGCAGGTTCGTGCCGGGCGAGCCGTAGGCGCAAACCATGGCCTGGGCGCCCATGAACAGGGCGCGTGCCGCCTCCACGTTGCCGCCAGAACCAGCGTCAGCGGTGCGGATCACGTTCTTGTGGCTGTGCAGAATCACGCCGCGGTACATGCCCAGCGAGCCCTTGAACAGCGGAGAGTTGCGGCCTTCGGCGCCGGCCGCGGCCTTCTGGATGTCCAGCCACTGGCCGGTCGCCGTGTCAGAACGAAGGTCGTCTTCCTGGAACGTGTGCATCACACACACGAAGGTTTCGTTGCCGTCGATCTTGCAAGGCTGCAGCACCGGGATGTCGGTTGCGCCGCCGCCCTGGGTGTCGGCCCGGGTCTTGGCGCGGTCGATCAGACGCAGGTTGAACTTGTCGTTCGCGTCGATGTTGTTGTAGGCGGTGGCGTCACCGCCGTACAGCACGTGATCGGCATCAGGGGCGGTCAGGGGGTTGTTGGCGCGACCGGTGTAGGCCAGCGGCAAAACGAAGTTGGCGTTGATCCCTCGCTTGCCCGAGCCGTAGACGAAATTGAGTTCGTCCTGCACGCGAGCCCACCAGCCGGATTGCTGGCGCTTGGCCTTGGCGCGCAGATCGTGCAGCGTGCGCTTGCGCGTCATGCGGCCACCGGTGTTCACACCGCAGCGGGCTTGATCGATGTACACCTGGTCGGTGTAGAAGCGCTGATGCTCTTCCTTGCCTTCCAGCGTGTCCTCGCCTTCGACGGGCGCCATTTTCAGCTCGGCCAACAGGTCGTAGCTGATCGTTTCGCCAGCGTCGGATTCAAGATCGGTCAGGATCTGGATCGGCACCTCGGCCTCAGCGCCGCGCGCCATGAAACGGGAATTGAAATAGGACTTCTGGCTCGCATCCAATGCCAGAAGACCAGACCAGCGCTTTACAGCCTTGGGGTCATTTACCCCGACAATAGTCCGTGCCAAAATCGTACTCCTTTGGGCATCTAGCCCTAAAGAGCACCTCCTGCGCTCCGTTGAAAAAACGACCGATCTATCGGCCTGACAAGAAGATTGCCATGCTTGGGACGAAGCTCAACACAAAAAACCGCGCTCCTGCATAAAGTCCACTGGATGCTTGGCGTTCTTGCATGCGTTGCAGTGAGAGCACAGCAACTGCACGTTTTTATCCGTGTTCTCCCCACCCTTGGCGATGGGCATGATGTGATCGATGTGCGGGCGAAGGCGGCGCAGACTGGTCCGACACACAGCGCACTTGCCCTTTTGCAGCCTCATCAGGGTGGCGTGGATGTCTGGCGATAGATTGCCACCGACTCCCTTGATTCGAGCTCGCCTGCGCTGCTCTTTGATCACCAGCAAGTGTTTATTCTTCTGCCTCCAGGCGTGTCCGCTGACTCTGGCTCGAACTACGTTGTCCCCTCTCCAGCGCTTCGCGCGATTGATCGCCTTGGCGCTGTGGATCTTTGAATACGATTGCTGATAGGCGTCGTACTTTGCGCGGTTTGCGACACGCCACTCCATGGTCTTGGCAGTCAGCTTGTCGCGATTCGCCACCCGGTACTCGCGCTGGCGCTCTATGTACCCAGGATCGGCCTTGTACTCGCGATTCTTCTCGCTGTAGTGGTCTGGTTTTTTGGCCCGTGAGGCAAGGGAGGCAGCGACGCACTTTTCCCGATTCTTCTCGCGGTACCGCCGAGTTGTTTCCCGGCGGCGCGTCTGGCGCTCTTCGTCAGAGAGCCTGTCCTTGTGTTGCATATTGGCATTCCTCGCCTTTTCCGGAGTCCTTCTTGATCTTTACGTCAAGAGGGGCGACGATCTTCACGCGCGTGACACGACCGCTCTTCTCCATAAATTGAATCCTGATGTTGTGCCCCAGGGTGATGGCCTCACCCTGGCGCACGTCCACCACCAATCCAGATACCCTGGTGGGCACAGCCATCAAACACCCGTCGCGTATTTGTCCCGCTGGGCCGGCGTCATGCGGGCCAGTGCGGCCTCCAGCTCGACACCATCCAGGCGGTCGATGTCCGCGAACTCGTCGCTCACCAGATCGCCGGGGCCGTCAGCGCCCGGCACGTGGGCAATGCTCGGCGGGATCGACCCCATGGGCGGCTTGCGCGAAGCAGTCGGCGCGGCAGGCGCTGGATCCGCGGCAGTCTTCGCGGCCGGCTTGATGTCGTGCAGCGCCAGCACACGCTTGTGCGCCTCGGCCATGAACCAGTCCATCGGCTTGTCGTTGTTCGCCGGGTTGGCGCCAAGTGCGCGCACGAACGTGTCCAGGTCGGTGCGCTTGGCCTCGTCCTTCACGTAGTCGATGCCGCCAGACTCGGGCTTGGCGGCGGCATCGAACTGGCGCGCAATCGCGGCCTGCCACTGCTGCTCGGCCGTCTGGGCCGTCATGTCCTTGCTGATCTCGGCCTTGAGCGCCAGCGTGTCAAGCTCGCGCTGCGATTCGCTCAGGCGGTCGCGCTCGGCCTCGTAGTCGTCCAGCTCCAGCTCACCGGCCTTGAACTTGGTGCGCAGATCCGTGAGTTCCTGCTTGAGCGTTGTCTTTCGGGCTTCGAAGTCGGCCGGCAGATCGGCACGGTAGGCGGCCTGCTGCTGGGATTTCTGTGTGGTGGCGGGCTGTTCGTCGGCTGCTGCTGCGGGCTTGGCAGCGTCAGCGGCTGGCGCTGAGGCGGCGGGCTCCGCTGGCTTGCTGTCTGCGCTGGAGTCGTCGGCATCCTCGTCGTCGTCCCCATCGGGGCCGGTGCCGCTTTCGTCGCCGGCTGCGATCTTGGCCAGGGCGGCCTGCTCGTCGGCATCAACCTCCTCGATCGCTGCGCGCTCTTCGGGGGTCAGGGTGTCCAGCATGGACTGGTCGGTGGTTCCGGGTGGCATTCATCGCTCCTTGATGATGGTGGTTGAAACGGGGTATCAGTCGTCGGTGTCGCTGGCCACCTTGGCAACGGCCAGCATTTTTTGTTTGGCCAGCGCGCGGGCCTTGGCGAGGCGCTTGGGGTCTGCGCTGATGCGCTCGGCCTCCATCAGCGTCTCCAGGTCACGCTCGGCTTTCCAGCTTTCGTCATCGCTCATCGAGACAAGGCTGTTGGAACTCTTCTTGCCCATGGCGGTTACTCCTGTGTGGCGGTCTTGGTCTTCGGGCTGGAATCTGCCATGCTTGCCACGCCCTGAGTCCTGGCCATCGCCTGAGACAGCACCGCCTCGATGCGCGCCAGGCGCTCGTCGCTGGCGGCCTGGATCTCGGCCACACGCTCACGGCTTGACGCCTCGATGCGCGCAACCTCGGTGCGCACGTCAGCGTCCTTGTTGATCTTGAACGCCTCGTTGGCGAGTTGGGCCTGGGCCCGGCGCAGCTCTTCGCTCACGCGGTCCAGTTCGGCCGCGGCCTGGGCATGGGCCTGGCCCACCTGGGCGCCCATGTCGCCGCCGGCTGCCATGGCGTCGGCTTCCATCTTGGCGGCCTTGGCGTTGAGCTCGCGCACCTTGGCGCGCTGTTCCTCGACTGCCAGCAGGGCGGTCTCGCGCTGCATCTGCAGGGCCTCGGCCTGCATCTGTTTGCTCTGCATCTCCTGCTGCTGCTCCTCGGGCGTCATCTCTTTGTTCGGATCGCGCTCCCCGGTCAGCTTGCGGAATTGGTCGGCGACCTCATCCTTGTTTGGCAGGTCGGAGAATTCGTAGGCCATGGTCAGCAGGCGCATAGAAACGTCTGGCGGCAGGCGGCCGGCGATCTGGTTCAGCGAGTCGAACATCACCTGGCGCAGCGCTCCGCTGTAGTCCTGCTCCGACACCATGAAATCGGCCTGACTGGCCGTGATGTCGTTCAGGTATCGCACCGATCCGTCTGGCTGCTGCTCGGGCTGGTTCAGTTTGACCCACTCCAGCGCGCCCTTGTTGCCCACCAGTCGGATCACCTTCTGCTCGGTGTAGAACTGCTCGGACAGGGAGAGTTGTTTTTCGCCCTGGAGCTGGGTCGCCAGCCGCAGGTTGTCAAATGGCTCGGTCGTGACCACAGAACCCTGAATCTGGCGCGCCTTGATCGCTGCCCCCGACACGGCATTGGTCTGGCGCCCCAGGTTCTCGTCGGCCACACCGGCAGACTTCTGGATGCTCTGTGCGTCCAGCGCCATCATGCCCAGTTGCCCAGTGGCTGCATCCGTGTCGCGGCGGATCAGGAAATCCTTTCCGGTCTTTTTCACGATCACGCCATCGGGGCGCGAAACCTCGTCGCGGGCCACTTCGATGTCTTCGACCGCGCCCTCGTCCATGATCATCTGGTTCGTGTTCAGCATGAACAGCGCCTTGGACGCGCGCTTGTTCAAATCCTGCTGTATGTCGCGCACCCGGCGGATCACGCCGTAGGGCATGCGGTCACGGTTGCGGCGGTAGCACCACACCGGTGTCAGCGAAAAACTTCCGTGGCGGTACATGCTGCGGCCGTAGCCCAGCATGTCGGTTTCCGTGAACACCGCCACGTGCATCACCAGCATGGTCCGGTCCACCAGCGTGGCCTTGGAAGCGGCCAGGTTGCCAGCCATCACGTCGTCGCGCTCGTCAAAGATCGCGCCCTGCATCGGGCCGGAGTCCACTACCTTGACCGTCGCAGGCTTGCGGTATTGACACTCGATCAGGCGCACCTTGCGCCGCTTCGCATCCACCGTCATGCCGCTGCCATGGGCGTAGATCACGCCCGAGCGGTTCGTGCCGCCAAACGGGTCGATCGCGTCGTACCAGGACTCTTCCTCAAACGCGCCGCCGGTGCGCTGCGTGGCCTCTTCCACTGCGGCGCGGATCTTCGCGACCCGGTCCGGGAACATCATCACGGCGATGTCTTCATCCACCCAGCGCCAGCGGAACAGGTAGCGGGCATCGCTCAGGTCCAACTCATACGAGTCGCTGTCATGCAGCACGTTGCGCCAGTCCTCGTACTTGGAATACAGCACATCCTTTGTCGGGTCGTCGCGGGCGCCGTCGTCAATCCAACCCAGCCCGCCCTTGATCGCGTCGGCAAAAGCGCGCGAGCGCAGGAACACCACCTTGTTGACGTCCGCGATGAACTTCATCACCTTGGTCTTGACGTCGGCCATCGGCACGTCGTCCTCGGTGCGCGGAAGCACCTTCCAGTCCACGCGCGTGCGGCGCTCGGTGCCGATCAGCCAGTCGCACATGGGCGCGACCTCGTTGTAGACCAGCGGCATCTGACCCCGATCGCGCAGCGCCTGGGCGTCTTCCGGGTCCCACTGCAGGTTGTCGTAAAAGTCGTGGTCCGTCGCCATTTCCAGGCGGTTGGTCGCCTGCTTGTCCTTCTCGTAGTAGAACCACTCCAGCAGGCGGCGCAGCTCGTCGCGAGCCTCCTGGCTGTCCATCGGATGCGAAGAGCCGACCACCAGATCGGTGCTGGTTTCGGTGTCAACGGCGTGGGCATCGAAATAATGGTCGCCTGGCGCGCGGCCACGCTTGACCGTCACGTCAAAGTCATCCATAGGTCGCGCCCTCTTTTTCAATGCGGATGTCTTCGCCAGCGATGATTTTTCCGCCCTCTTTCAGGATCATCTGGCCCACCGCACCCTTGAGGTACTCGGGCTCTGGCGCGCTGGGCATGCGGATCAAGTCCGGCAGGCCCTCGTGGATGATCTTGGCGATGCGGAACCAGTTCGGCCGGCTGGGCTCGATGCCAAGCACGTCGCAGGCCTTCATGGCGCGGCGCTGCAGCTCGTTGGGGTTGTCGTACTCGAAGCTGGCCGACTCCATGACGATGTACCAGGGGGCCCCTGGCCGGTTCGCGGGGATCAGGACCATGGCGCGTTGGTCATTGACCCATGTGAACACAGCGTAGATGTCGCCATGGCGCCGGGTCAGGTGGGCTTTTGCGGTGTCGATGGTTGCGGACATAATGCCCGCGAAGTTGCCATGCTTGCCACGTCATGCAGCTCAACGCCCGCACGCGGCGGGCCTTGGTTTCGGGCCGGTGTGAAGTGCGAGCTTCATCGTTTCACCCCCAGAACATGCACCCAGTACGCCCGACCGTCACCAGCAACAGCGCAGCCCAAACCGATCTCAGCAGGCGCAGCACGACGACGGGCGTTGTTGCCCGTTGCGCTCAGCGCCGGCCGAAGCGATGGACTCAGCGGACTGCGTAACGCATTAGGCCGCTTCATGTCGTGGTTCGAGATACGCCAACGGGATAAGCGCAGGGGTTCCTCCGCACCCGGAAAACACCTGGCGCATTCAGCACAAAAATCGGGTTTTTATCGGTCAACTCACCGAAATCAAACCAGTCCGCTCCGTCCTGGTATTGAATCTTGACGCTGCATGCGTCGATGGCCGGCGGCGTAGCGCTTTTCAGATTGATCGTGGTCCTATCGTCAACCGACAAGGTGAAAGCATCCGATGGTTCATCGGTGATGCCCAAGGCAAGTAGTTCGGCCATGGCGTTCTTCCTGGGATTTGTGACTTAAGGACGGTGCCATGCTTGCCACGGACGGAGGAAACTACTCGTGGAATGCGGTCAACACAGCCTCGACAGCAGCAATCCGCCCGGTCTGGTCGAGGTGCTTCCACAGCGTTTTGCCGGCGTGGTCCGAGCGCAGGAACTCCACCGCGTCGGCGTGGAACTGTTCCATTTCCGCCTGCTCCAGCTTGGCGTAGCTGATCGATCGAGGCACCGGAAAAACGCCACCTTTCGGCCCTGGGTACCAGTCACAGAACCCGGCGCCCACCTTGAGCCAGTCGCGGAAGCCTTCGAAGTTGTCGAACCGTTCCTGCGACTCGAACAGGCGCGTCTCCAGCGCCATGTGCTTGCGGTGATACCAGCCCAAGCGCTGCTGATGGGTCTTGATCTCCACCATTTCCCCTGGCTCCAGCCGCAGCAGGCCATTCCACAGCCGGCGCCACTGCTTGCGCCCGCGCTCGCCCAGGCCATCGACCATGCCGAAGATCACGCGCCTGGCCGCGGCCTTGTCCTCTTCGGACACCGCCATGTCGTGCTGCCTCACCAGGATGATGTCGGCCACGATCAGACCGCCATCCCAGAGGTGGGCCGGCGGCGCCAGCCCGAGCCGTCGCGCTTCACGGCGCCAGAGCCCGGCCGCATGTGGTCCTCGGCAACGATCGCCATCAGGCCGTAGCTGTCCGCCCCGTGCGAGGCCCAGTCGTGCTCTGGACCCAGGCCGATGTCGCGCTCATCGTCCCATTTCTCGTGATACCAGCCCAGCGCCTCGACGCCCGGGCCCGTTGTCGCCTCGTTCATCCAGACCGATGGGAAGATGCGGCGCGCGGCATTGATCCGTGCGATCGCAGCGCCACGACCCTGGTTCGGCACCACCTCGACGGCATACTTCGCGGCCTCGAACGCCGACTGGTAGCTCACGTCATACACCTTGTCGTGTGTCGCTCCATCGTGCGGGAGCCAGATGCCGGTGTTTTTTTCGTCGTAGCCGTGCTCGCGCATCCAGTTCAGGTGATATCCCACCTCCTGGCCCACCGCCTCGTAGTAGTCCAACACGCGCACCTCTTTGCCGATGAACTGAGCGCCCCACATCGTGAACGCATCCGAGCGCGCGCCCGTGCCGCCGATGTCCGCGAACAGGCGCCGCTTGATCAGCGGGTCCGCAGGCACGCGCCCCAGGCGACCGCTGGCCTTGAGCGCGGTCAGTTGCTTGGTGAAGTACGCGCCCTTCACGGCGCTGGCGTAGGCCCCTTCCCAGACGTGCTCGTAGCTGTCCGGGTCGGATTCCTTCCACCGCAGGCGCTGGCGCTCCAGGATGGCCGGGAAGCGCGGGTTGTCGCGCCAGTTGAGCTCCACCACCTTGTACCGCGGGTCCTTGGTCTGTCGAAACCGGCGGTCCGTCGCACTGCTCTTCCTGGCCGGGTTCCACGTCACCCACAGTTCGCTGTCCTCCTGGCGCAGCGTCGGGATCACGATGTCCCAGGCCTTGTCGGTGATGGGCTCGGCCTCGTCGGCCCACAGCAACAGGATCTTGGCCTTGGACTTGAGCGACATGATCGTGCGCTTGTCCAGGCCCGAGAACTTGTAGCTGATCCGTTTGCTCTTGGTGCGGATGTACTTCTCACCGATGTCGAAATGCTCACGCAGCCAAGGCTCGGACTCGATGGCGGCCTTCACCTCGGCCATGGAAGAGTCATCGATCGAGTTCAGGTACTCGCGACCGCAGACGATCACGCCCTCGCGCCCGGCCTGGTCCCACATATAGGCCCTGATCGCGGTCATCTTCGCGAACGTCATGGTCTTGCCAGACCCGCGGCCGCCGTAAGCACCTCGCACGTCAGCCGACCCGCTGAACACAGGGATCAGCTTCGGCGGCAGGGCAACATCAGCGGTCGCACCCGTCATTGAAACCCCTGAATGGTCTTCCACTCTTGCCAAGCCTGGTCTGGCGTGTAGCCGTAGCCGATGAAGCGCGAGCGCGGAGTGAAGCACTCCCAGATGCCGTAGCGCACGCGCAGGCGCGGTTTTCTGTAGATCGAGACCATGGTCACAGGGCCCACTTGCGCTTGAGCTCGGCGATGCAGTCAAGGTGCTTGCTGATCTGCCCGGCCTGCCAAAGGATGGTTTCGCTATCCTGATCGCTCTTGCGCTCAAGTTCGGCGATGCGTTCCAGCAGCGGGGCTGTGGCTTCTGCTTCTATGGCGCGGGAAAAGTCTTGGAGCGCCCAAGGTGCATCATCAATAAAAGACCCTGTTTGTTCTGTGTAGATTTGCTCAATTCGTTCATCTGTCAGCATGTCAATCCCCCTTGATGCCGTTGGAACGCTCGACAATCCACGCCTTACGAAACCCGGCGTAGAAGATGCGGCGCATTTCTGGGAAGTCGAGCGCCTTCCTTGCTGAGAAATACTCGTCCGATGCCGCGTTAAAGTGCGCCTCACACAAGGCACGGTCCTGCTCATCGCTCAGTGGTCGCGCAATGGGCGTGGCTTTGCCTGCTATGAACGCAGCACCAGCAAGCATCCACTTATCTGAAATGAGCGCTTTTTGCCGGCCTTCCGGAAGCGAAAGGAACCAGTCGTTCAATTCCGACTGCCTATCTTCATTCCAGTTCGCAACAGGCTCCGGCTTGAACACTGCACCGGCTTGCTGCGCGGGCTGCTCTTCCGCCTCTTCGTCCTTGATTTCAACCTCGACGTTCAGCGCGTTTTGCAGAAGCTCGACGGCTTGCTCGGTGGTCAACTCAACGCCGTGAGCATCTGACCCGCGCCAGTACGCGCCCCACGCTGAGCACATCTTTTGAAGCTCGATGCGCAACGTCTCCGGTTTCATGGTCTTCCCGAAATGAACTTCGGGAACATGCTCTGCCTGCGGTGCAGTCTTTACATCAGGTGTAAAGGTGGAAAAAGCGTTCGCCAGCATGTCGCGCATGAAGTCAAACTCTTCCGTTTCGTCAGGCTCGTAGTCCAGCGTGAAGGTCTGATTGCCGATCTTGAATGCCATCTTCTGGCCCCTCATGAAGCACGAGAAGCCGTATTGGTTCGGCTGGTTCTCTGGGTCTGTCAAGGATTGCCGGATGGGTGGCTGCGCGGCTTGTGGTGCCCGCTGGGGTGCTGCGGCGAGCATTAAAAGCACGATGTCTGCACACTCACGCGCCTTGTGCTTGTCGAGTCCTGCGTGGCGCAGCAGGTTGACGGCAATCGCGTCTCGATCCAGCGCAACAGGCGCTTCCGCCCGCTCACGCTCTGCAATCCGCTTTGCATCGGCCATGCCAGCGTCGTACCCGGCGAGAAAGTCAGGGCGCAGCTTCTGCTCCTTCTGAGGCTGGCCGTTCAGCTCCCGCAGCAGTTGCTCGGCCCGCTCGACAAGCGTGCATCGGTTTTCCGGGTGCGTGTTGCAAATCAGGTGGTTGATGTCCGCATCGGTCAGTCCTTTCCACTCGGCGGCGGCCGGTTGCAGCAGCGCCTGGTGCAAATCCAGCAAGTCTCGGTATGTCAGCGTGTGGTCATCATCGCGGCAGCGCCGCATCAGCTCGTCAAGGGCTTGCATGGTCAGAACTCCCCGGGTGCAACTTGGAAACAGGCCACGCCATTGGCGCGCCACATATCGACCACCTTCTGGCGGTCATCGAACACAGCCACGAGGCGCCGCCGGTCAAACTCCGTCAGGTCTTCAAGCCAAGACTGTTTGAGCTGTTCGTCAGGCGTGTAGTCGCCCTCGCGGCGCATGCAAAGTGAAACCTCCTCGGCGTCGATCTCGAAAAACCGGTGCAGCCAGGCCAGCGTCTCGTTCATCACCTCCGCGCTTCGGCCAGACCAGATGTGCACATCAGCGCCCGACTTGAGCAGCGCGTTCATGGTGCTAATCACGGGCCAATTCGGCTCGTCATGCACGCAGGCCGCGAAGAACGCGCGCCAGTCTGGGATCTCACGCCCGGCTGTCAAGTTGACAAAATGTCGTCGATGCTCGATCAATGCGAGCGTGCCGTCGAGGTCGAAGATGTAAAGCGGCGTCATCGGTCAATCTCCTTTGGTGGGTTTTTCAGGCTGCAGCGCAACCAGCCGGACCTCGCCCACCAGGGCGGCCGGCTTCTGCGCGTTGTCTTTCTCGTACAGGCCCAGGTGTTTCATGGCCTTTTCCAGCGCGGTGTTCTTGTCCCAGAACTTGTATTCAATCCGGCCGTATTCGTCGATCTTGAAGCTGGCCACGGCAGCGCGCGTCACGGCGTCCAGCTCGTGCGGGAGCTTCACCTTGCCGTCCGCGGTCATGATCCCGGCAATGTCGGAGTGCGCGAGGTTGGCGACTTCGGCGAGGATCTTTCCAGCGTCCAAGCCCGCATGCATCGCTCCATCGGCCTGAATCTTGCTTACCCGTTGTGAAATGTTAGGACGCGCTAACATCTTTGCAGCTTCGACCCTGACGGACTCGTCTTTCCAGGCACAGGCCTTTGGGTAGGCGGCGCGGTAGGCATCAACACCAGCGCGGCCGGCGCCGACACCTTGGGCGAACTTCTCCTGTTGCGGCGTCAAACCGTGCTCGTTCTTGGCGCTCAAGATCGAACCTCCTGAATCTCGATGCCGTGAACCCACAGCATCAGCTTGCGTTTCAGGCGGAATTCAGGCGTCACCGCGCCTTTTACGTCTTCGACGATGGTTGTCCCGGCCTTGTCCACATAGACGAAATCCGCCAGGTAGTGGGTCGGTCGTTCTTTCCCACCCTTCGGCTTCTTGAGCGCTGGGATCAGCTCAAAAGGCACCTGCAGTTGCAGCTTGCGGATCTCGCCGGCCTTCTGCAGCATCACGAGGTAGCACCAGCGCTTGTGCTCGGCCTTCGAATCGAACGTGATGCCCCGGTCGACCACCTTCTGATTCCCGTACTTCTGGCCCCGGCGCTGCTTCTCGGCGGGGTTGTCGCGCATCGTGGTCATGGACGGCTGAGCAGCGGCGCGGGTCTGGATGTCGCGCAGCTCGGCGATGCTCATGCGGTTGGCGGTGCTGGCGCTCATGCCTGACCCTCGAACAGGTCCCGCGTCTTCGCATCGCGCTTCGCGGTGCTGGCGTGGGCGGGCTTGCCGCGGCCTGGCACAAAACGCACGGCGTGTCCCTTGCGCTTGAGCACAGCCGACGTCACGGCGTGCTTGCGGGCACAGGTGGGCCCCACGGGGCGCGTGCCGATGTAGGCCGCCGGATTCAGCGTCACGCGACCGCAGAAACAGCAGCGGATGTGTGGGGTGGTGGTCATTCATGCCCCCCACTCATGGCCCACTGCTTGGCCTTCTCCAGCAGGAAAACAGCCTCGGCGCACGTCATCCTCGACGACCGAACGTACAGCGCCCCGTCAGCGTCATAGCCAACAACCAGCACATCGGACAACGAAACCTCCAGCCCGAGCGCACTCTGCAGCGCCTGTTCTGCCGTGAAGTTGGTCGAGGCTGGCAACGCAATCACGTTGGCGTTGTTCATCGCGGGCCCCCCCCCAGCGCCTGGCGTGCAAACAGCAGGACGATGGGGCGGACCTTGTACCCGGCTGAGTGGTGGGAAACGTGGCCTTTCGCCCAGGCCTTCGGGTCGATAGCCTCGGACACGGGCATGCGCTTGGCTTTGTCCAGGTGCCCGAGCTTGGCCAGCTCCGCGCGGATGCGCTCCGGGTCGGCCGGCGGCTCGGGCAGTTGCGGCACCGCTTCCGCGGGGGCCTGTCGGCACAGGTTGCGGAACTGGATCATGTTCGGCGCACGGTCGGGCAGGTTGTCCAGCGCCCAGGCGATACGGCGCATGCCGGGGGCGCTGTCACCGAACGCGGAGAGCTCGTGGCACCACGCGGTTTTCACGTCCTGCACCGGTACGCCCTCCCACATCCTGGCCCATTGCGCGCCGTATGCTGTCGCCATGCGTTCAAACACGCGATCGATGGCTTTCATTGGCAGGCTCATGCTGCCTCTTCCATGTTGGCGAACAACCCTTCAGTTTCTGCCTTCCGTGCGTCTGCGATGTTCTGCACAGCCAGGCTGAAATACTGGGGCTTCAGTTCGGTCCCAATGAACTTGCGACCCATCTTCACGGCGCAATAGCCCTCTGAACCAATGCCGGTGAATGGCGAGAAAACCACGTCGCCAGGATTCGTCCACAAGTGAATGCATCGCTCGATCACATCGAGCTGCAAAGGGCACATATGCTTCTCGTCGTTCTGATCGCGGGCCGGCAGTTTGTTGAGTGTTCGGCTCTGGTTGATGTCGTCCCAGATCGGGCTCGCGTACTTCTGCCACATATGCACCGGGAGGTCTTCGCCGTGCGTTACTCGATCCTCACAGTCTCCTGGCTTGCGCATCGTCACCACGTAATCAGGCAAGCCCATGCGGCTCATGGCGGCGTTTTCGCGGATGGTCTTGTGCAGTAGGCCAAGCGCTTTTGTGCGCTGCATTGCGACTACCGGGTCTTTCCAGATGCAAACTTCTGAGTGATAGACGAACCCAGCATCTTGGAAAGCGCGGATCAGATCGCCGCGGAAGTCGCGCAGGCCGATGAATCCTTGCCGCATCTTTGTGGTCGGCAGGTTCATGCAGTGGAACGAGACATTGCGTCCCGGCTTGATGACGCGGAACAACTCGGAAATCAGGAACCGCAACTGCGCGACAAACTCGGCATCGTCTTTGCAGTTGCCCATGTCGTGGTCGCTGTTGCTATAGACGAAAAGATCAGCGAACGGCGGTGAAAATACGGAGTAGTCGATGCTGTTGTCTTCCATGCGGCGCGTGTGCTTCACGCAGTCACCCAGGTACACGGTGAAGTTGTCGCCGTGGTGCACGCCCTCGCGGTATTCATCCACGATGTTTTCTTGACCGGCCAGCTCTTTGTTCATGATGTCCTTCATGTGATCCACCATGGAAGCACTCATTTCGTGGTGTTGGATTTCTTTTCGCTTGATGTTTGCCAGAATCTGGCCTTCGTTTTCTGCTGTGAAAACGTGAACGTGAACGCTGCGGGTTTGGCCGAAGCGATAGCAGCGGCGCACGGCCTGATAGAACTTTTCAAATGAGTCATCCAGACCGACAAACGCCATGCGGGCGCAGTGCTGCCAATTCATCCCAAACCCGGCTATCTTCGGCTTGGAAATCAGAACCCGAACATCCCCGTGCGCGAACGCAAGCAAGTTTTCAGTTTTGCTTTCAGGGCTGTCTGATCCTTGGACGTTCACAGAACCCGGGATCAGTGAAGCAAGCATTTCAGCTTCATCGTTCAGGTGGGTCCAAATCAGCCACGGCTCGGACGTGTCCGCATTGACAACATCGGCCAATGCCTTGCACCGGGCTTCGACGCTTTCTCGCTGGGCTTTGCGGCGCTCCAACATCGTGAGTGCGGGACGGGCGAACAATTCATCGCCAAGCTGCTCGGTTTCAACCACATGCTCGAAATACTCGGGCGCAGGCAGGATGTAACGCGAGCCATCAAATCCCAAGTCAGACGGATTGCGCAGGACCACAGACCATGTGCCCATCCATTCCCAAAACTTCGATGCGCCCCAGCCCTTCAGTCTCCATGTGCCGGTGTCACCCGTGTCGTTGACAAAGTACGTCGCCAGCATTTCGGTGCGCGTCATCACTCCCAGGAACTCGCATTGGTTGCCCAGTTCATCGAAGTCGTTCGGGCTGGGTGTTGCGGTGCAGCTCAGGCGGTACGGCACACGCTGGCTGGCTTCGATGATGGCGGTCCGTGTTTTCCCGGTGTGCGACTTCAGGATGCTGGATTCATCAAGCACCAGGCCGCTGAGTTCTCCGAAGTCGATGACCTTCATGCGCTCGTAGTTCGTGATCCAAACACCTGGTTCTGTTGGTGCTTCGCCATAGGGAACGCGGCGAACATCAATGCCGAACGTCGATCCTTGTTCAATGGTCTGCTCAGACACGGCCAACGGGGCCAGGATCAGCACCATGCCGCCCGTGTGGCTCGCCACTTCCTGCGCCCAAGAAAGCTGCATCAGCGTCTTTCCAAGGCCGGTGTCGGCGAAGATCGCGGCACGGCCACGGCGCACGGCCCAAGACACAATCGCGTGCTGGAAGTCGAACAAGTGTTCATTCAGTTGGCCCGGCTTGTGGCCGGTCGCAACCTCCGCACGGCGTTTGCGTTTTACGAAATCTTCGTAGTCGCCTAAAATCAGTTCAGTCATGGTCGTTCCCTTTGTGTTGGACCGTGGTTAGAGGCCCTGCTGTGCAACCAGCAGGGTTTCGTTTTTCGATGTTTCAACAACGTCGATGAATTCGTGATCCGTTTCGGCGCTGGGCCACTTGCGGCCTGTCATCTGCTCCCATGCCGCACGCTTTGCGGCGCGGTCATGTTCGGCAAAGCTCATAGGCTGTACGCGGCTTGCGGTCTGGCGCTCTTCGGGGCGCAGCCAGTCGGCCAGCAGACCCTGCGATCCACGCAGGCACCAGACCTGCAGAAAGGCGTCCAGCGTCATGCCGGCCTTGCCCGCCTCGTCCCGAGCGCCGTTCACAACGGTTTCCGTGACGGGTGCCCGCTTGGCCTTGCGAAGTGCCAGCCAGTCGGTCCAGGTCTGCGGGTCAATATCGTCAGGCCTTGCAACTGCTGCAGGCTTGGGTGGGCTTTTGCGCGGCTTGCCGGCGCCCTCAACGTCAGTTGAGCAATCAGGAATCAGTGGTGAGGAATCAGGAATCAGCCCGGCAACTTCCGGGGAAGGTTGTTGCTTGTCCTGTTCTTGCACGGTGCTTGTCTGGTGCTTGTCTGGTGCTGGTAGCGTTGAAGGCTGTTCTTTGACGTGGGGATTCTGGTGCTTGCCCCAGTTAACCACCTGAATTACATTGGTTCCGCCTGATGTATATCGGACGATGAACCCGGCTTTTTGCAGGTCAGACAGCGCCTCGTCACAGTCAAAGTTGTCATATGGCATGGTCTCTGCCTTGACCTTTTTCGGGCGGTCTTCGATGCGTCCTTCGCGGTCTGCTATCGTCCACAGGCCGACGAACAAAAGGCGTGTCAGCGCCGGCAACTCGGCCAACTGATCGTTGGTGAAGAACCCGGGTTTTATGTTGCGTGATCGCGCCATTACCGCGCACCCCTGCCAGCCACATACTCAGGCTTGAAGGCGCCATTGGAAGACACGGCGCGCGTGGCAGTGCCAGCGAACTGGATGATGTCGAGGGCAATGGCCATGCGGGTGATGGAGCCCCATGCGCGCTTCTCGGGCGGTGTTGGCACCTGGGCGGCGATGGCCATGCGCGCGCACTCGATCGTGAACGGAGCGCTGGCGCCCTGGGCGTAGCCCCTGAGCGCTTCCAGCGCCTTGTGCGTCCAGCCGGTGGTGTCGCGCTCGGCGTGCGTCCGCGAAGAGTTCATGCCGCACTCAGCGCGAGCCATGGCCCGGCTCAGCTCAAACGAGGTTTGTTGCATGGTCGATCCCCTTTTCTGTGGCCTGGTACCGCTGGTACCGGCAGTTGCGGCCATCGTCGGCCGTGGACTCGATGTGATCCTGCGATTTCAGGTAGATCAGCGCCCAGCTCACAGCCTTGGTGGTCTGGCCGCTCTGCTGAACGATCTGCCCATGGGTCAGCCAGATCCCGTAGCGTTGCGCCAGCAGACGCAGCACGATGTCGGTCGCAGATCCTGGTCGGATCACGCCGGCCGGGCGCGGGTTGTAGCGCGGGATGTTGGGCGAATAGGGCCTTGCGGCAGCCATCCGGCGAAGTTGTGAGGCGATCCATTCGGTGCTCATCCCACGCTGTTCCCATGTTCATCCCATGTACGAGAGCGCAGCGGCTGCAGCATCCTTCTGGCCATGGGTAACTCACCAAACAACTGTCGCTCCAGCACCTGGCGCACGTACTCCGACTTAGGCACGCCGGCCAGCGAAGCCATGACGATCACAGCCTCCTCCAGCTCTTCCGAAACCGGAACATCCAGCCGACGCACCAGCTTGCCGGTCGAGCCGCTGGTGCCCGAGCGAGACAGCAGCGTGTCTGCATCCTCCCCTGCTGCGGGACAAGCCATGTCAGCCCCCTATGGTTGCAACGGCTTCTGTCGTAGCGTGGGCCTGTCGCTTGCGCTTGGGGCGCTCCACGTCAGGCCATCGGCAGTGTTGTTCGTGATAGCGCAAGGCCTGCAGCAGCGGGATCACGGTCTGCAGGCGTGGGTTTTCGGTCACGCCCTGGTGAATCTTCGCCAGCGTGTCGTACGGGATCTTGGTGACCAGCACGAGCGTCCTGCGCGCGCCACTGGTTTCATCCAGCCGCTTACGCACATAACTCATGATCTCAGTGGCGGTGTAGTTGATGTCCATGGGGGGTGCTCCTTGTGGCGAAAGTATAAGCCTTAAACGGCTGTAACAAAAGCACAAACGGTTTATTCTGTGTGAGAGCATCCAAAAATGGCAAAACAAAGAATTTCAACGGTGTCCCCGATCGGGGACAACATCGCGCGATTGATGGAGGAGCACCCGCACATCAAGACTCAGACAGCACTGGCAGCAGAGACCGGCATCGCCCAAAGCACCATCGGCCGGATCATCCGCAAGGAGGCCGTTCCTGGTGCTGAGAACGTCCAGAAAATCGCAGCAGCGCTGGGTGCTACCATTCAGGCCATCTACGGAGACGCGAGTCCTGGGGATGGTGTTGTGAAAAACCATCGGCCCATCCTGACGTGGGAACACCAGGATGAACTCCCGCCAGGAGAATTCGCGCTGATCCGGCGTTTAGGTGTTCGCCTGTCAGCCGGAAAAGGAAGCGAGAACATTGACGTGATGATCGACCACGAGCACCAGCCACAGGCTTTTCGGTCCGACTGGATCCGCAAGATGGGGCTCAAGCCCAGCATGCTCGCAAGCCTGTCCGCCGATGGCCACAGCATGGAGCCGCGCATCCAGCACGGAGACGCCCTGGTGATTGACATCAGCCAGACCCAAGTGCAGGACGGCAAGGTGTACGCCTTGTGGTACGACGGGGGCGAGCGCGTCAAGCGCCTGTACCGCCTGCCCGGCGGCGGCCTGCGCATCGCGTCCGACAACCCCAGCTACACACCCATCGACCTGCAGCCCGAGCACACCGCTCACGTGCGCGTGCTCGGCCGCGTGGTGCACGTATCGGGCGAAGGCGGCCTGTGATGAAGCCCTATCGGCGGCTCACCCTGGTCAATGTCGCCGTGCTAGTGGCCTTGTGCGCCGCAGGCCTGGCGGCATCCGTCTGGTGGGAGCAGCGCCAGGCACCAGCGGCAGCAGCGACAAGGCAGTATGTCGGCGAAATCGTGCAGCCTGTGTTTCGAGAAATGGTCACGCCCCATGGCAACCTGCTGGAGGTGCGAGTGCCCGTCGACCCCCTGCAGATCGGCGTAAGCAGCATCCAGATCTGCTACGTCTGGCGTGATGCATCAACGGGCGGGGCATCCCTGTCCTGCCCGGGCGGCGACCTTCTGCCCCAGACACCATCCTTCTGAGCCGCTGACGCACACCAAAAAAGCCGCCTACGGGCGGCTTTTCGTTGCCTTGTCACAACTTGATACCTCAAAGCCTTAAAAGGCTTGACTTGTTATCCGTTTGCGGCTTACTATTTGTATGCGTAAACGGCTTACCACCCTCAAAGGAGAACTTCATGAACGAAACATACGGACAGCACGAGGCGCGAGCACTTCGGGAAACCATCGCCAGCATGGCGACGATCATTGACGACAAGCAGGTGGTGCAGGTCAGCGTGCGCATGGTCTACGGCGTGCCGTCGATCTACCCGGTGAACGAGGCGGCCAAGATCTTCGCGGCCATCGCGGGCACCAAGACGATCCAGACCCAGACCCTGGCCAAGGCCAAGGCGCTGGGCTACCGTATCGATCAGGTTGCCGATGTTGGCCAGCAGCTTGCGTACTACCCTGCCCTGGCGGCACTCACCCTGAACTGAGGGACGCAGCGTGAGAACCATCCCGCCCGCCCTGGCCATCGCACTGGCCCCGTTCGCACCACCGCAAAGCGACATCCACCGCCAGGCCGAGGAGGCCCTGCGCATCCGCGCCGACCTGGCCATCGACCGCATGAAGAACTCGGGCGAGCTGCTGGCCCGCGAGATCCATCGCGCGCACCTCGAAGAACTGAAATGGAGTGACCAGTGAAAGAACGACCAATGCTCATGAGCGCGCCGATGGTGCGCGCCATCCTGGCCGGCACGAAGACCCAGACGCGGCGGGAATTCAAGACCCGCAACGGTGGTCTGTGGCCGAACCTCAACGACAGGCCGGGCATGAGGCAACTGCTGCGCGAATGCCGTCACGGCCAGCCGGGCGACCGGCTTTGGGTGCGCGAGAGTTGGGCAGCGCCGCACAAGTTCGACGCCCACCGACCAGCAGATATTCCGGCGCTGACGCGGTGGCACTACGCGGCTACAGAAGAACTTGGCGGCTTGCGTGGACGCCCGAGCATCCACATGCCGCGATGCGCCAGCCGCATCACCCTGGACGTGACCGGCGTGCGCCTTGAGCGACTGCAGGACATCAGCGAAGCGGATGCACTGGCCGAGGGCATCGTCGCCACCCGCGGCGGTTTCGGCCTGCCCGATGGCTCGCACTACCACGCCACCGACCCGCGCATCAGTTACTGGAGTCTGTGGGAGCACATCAACGGCGCCGGAAGCGTGGAATCCAACCCATTCGTCTGGG